TTTCCATCATCTGCTGTTACAAAGTTCACTGAGCTACCTGGCACTAACGTTGGTGGATTTTGTGTACCAATTGCACCTAATATGTTGTTATAATTGGCTGGGACCCTTAAGGTCTCTGATACATCCGGCTCTTGTTTGTGAAAAGCTGGTACCATCAGGGTAACGTCGTAAGTTACCCAAACCTCACCATAGGACTTGGTGACTGGTTCTGGTACATCCGTTAGTGCTACGAACACCGTGCCAACATCATAGAGTTTTAAATCTTCAGTGAAACCCGCTCGTGTCGAGTGTCTGACAAACAAATGGTCATCATAACTCAACTCTTTTCGATTCAAAGGCATGGAAGACTTCATCCACACGGCCGAACGAGTAGCACCTAAACTGTTGAGCATACTGCTCTTAGATATAGGTGGCTCGTCAGCGGGGTCATAGTCAACCTGCATAATCACAGCTCCACTCTCCAATGTGCTAACAAATGGTTCATAAGAAATTGTCATGCTATTTACACAGTAACGTTCATATCCATTAGCAAGTTTTGACAGCCACGGAAACATTTCTGTGTCTCCTGCATTGATGCCAAGCTCCAAAACTCCATTTTGAATTGTGTAATCTGACGTAATATTCTTTATGAATTCACGGTGTCGAACTCGTGTTGCTCCAGCTCCTGCTGGTGTTGTCTGGGGTCTGCCCCCAGACGTTCTCAACCCTGTTGCTACAGGTGTAGAAACTCGTTGAGATCTATTTGTGTTTCTTTTATTTCTTGTGTTTCTAGTAAGGCTAAAATTTAACAAGCAAAGATACCTTAGTCTATTGCTCGCGATTACCCTCCAGCCCAAACCTACTGCTATTTCTCAACAGCTTAAGGCGGCACTCGGGCTGGCCCCCTGCGCTAAATAGCGCTCCGCCTTTCGTGTTAGGCGTTTAGATGTTGCTAAGGGTACATTGCAACTTCTATCCGTAATCGCTAACACCAGGACATTAATGCCCATGTGCGCTCAACCTCGTAAGGTCCAAACGTCTTCCTGTTTGGCTAATCTACCTCATCACGGTGGGTTGCCGGGTTTTCCAATGCTCCCAGTTTTCCTTCTGGGGGACTACTAAGCCGTCTCTGGCTCCTTTTTCTCTTGGCTTTTGCCCAAGTGTCGTTGAGTTCACGACAAACGCTTATATTCTTGCTCTGGTTCAACTAAATACTGAACAGAATCAATGTTTCTTTCCGGATCAATTACAGGTTTTGACCACAATGGATCAGCTAAGCACTGGTAGTAATTTTCAACCAGTTTTTGCTCTGACGGTGTAATGTCATGAGCAAAGTAAAAACTTATCCTCTCCTTCATAGTCGGTTCCCGTTGCTTATAGGTCATACCATCTATCAGTTCCTGACGATACTTATAGTAATAATCGCCCATACAAGGAACCCATGGTGTGGCTCCTCTGCCCATCCAGGTATAAAATTGTTGGAATAAGGGTGTTCCGCTGGACATGGCTAAACCACATCCTGCTATCGCTCCCAACTGTTTACGATATACTTTCTTTGATCCCAACATTTTCGTTGAGATCACATCGCTATACAGTCTTTTACTGGGACGCGGTGTTAACACGTATCCCAAATCCTCATTAAATACTGGGCGGGCCTGACAAAATTCAACCTCCTCAAGTGTGTTATACACTCCGTCGAATTCCATAGTAATACCCATCCGCAAAAACCATTCCTTCAATCCACTGGTGAACGCTTCCAAGCGCCTTTTCTCCATAATGATGACACAGTCGTCGCCATCATTTAAGAGGGAAATCTTGCCTAACATTTTCTTATCTTCAAAATATGAATACATTAAACTACACATGATAATAACATTTCCTAAACTAGTGTTCATATCGCCTGACATACGGCATCCATTTACCGTGTACCGTAATTTGCCATCAATACCCACATACACACCTTTGTTCTTGAGCTGGGCTGCGAGTAAAATATTTAAGTTGGGAAGGTCAACCTCTTCGCCTGTTGACCACATTCTGTATATGTCGTGTTCATGTCTTAACAACAACGTATTAATGTGCTGGTCGAAACGTGATGCATCCAGTCCTACTGCAACTGGATCCACGTATCT